GAGAAGGGCGTGCAGCATGGCCGAAATATACACCTTCCCCTTTCCGCGCCGCTTGACAAGCACCCAGTCAAGCACGCCGTTCACAAAGCCCGCACCGATATCAGAGACCTGAAGGGAAGAGTAGTCAAGCCCCGCATACAGGCAATACTCCTGGAGCCTTTTCCCGAGCTTCTCATAGCCCTCATAGCTGCCCTTGACCGTGCCGTCCTCATGGGTTCTCTTGCGCTTCTCCGCAACCACCCACTCCACAAGCTCCGGCAGAGTCAGCCCCTCCTTCCTCTCAGGCTCATCAAGGCTGGCCAGGAGGCCGCTCACGCTTCCCTGCCATCCCAGGGCCGCCCTGTCGTACCTCTCGCGGAACCTGGCGAGCGTCTCGTTGTTCAGGTCGCTCTCCGGGGCAGACGGTATGAACATCTGCCTTTTCTTGTTCCAGTGCCTCTTCTGCAAGGCTCCCCTGAGAAGCTTTGTCACGTTGATGTACTTGGTTTCCCCGCCGCCGTAAATCCTCAGGCGAAGGTTGAAACCCTTCTGTCCGAATGTCTGGTAATTTACTGTAACCATTTGATACACTTTGTTTTAATCAGTTTTATGCGGATGCAAATCCACATGCACAAATCTGATAAAAAGACACTGATTAACCTTCAAAGTGTACAACGCAAGAAGGACATTGAGCTTGTGCAACTCTCTGTTTTTCAATTTGTTAAAAGAAAAACCCTGTAAACGTACTGTACAGGGTTTTTCTATCGCGGAGAGAGAGGGTAACCTACCACTCCGCTTTATAACTAACTGAACATTAGTGTCTTAGCCCCTTTTATATCCGTCTTTTTATCAAAAATAATGCACATTTTAATGCAAAATGCCGCATTTTTGTCGGGGCAAAGATAAAGATTTTTGCAAGCGGTTGCAAAAATTTTTAACTTCCTTAATAACGTTTAAGAAAAAGAAAGGACGGCGTGACTCACGTCGCGCCGCCCGCAGATGAATTTATGTGACAGTTTTGCAAAAAAGGAGGCTAAATCAGCCAGGGGTTCTCGTACGGATTGTACGCCCGCTGGAACGTGCTTAACGCCCAATCCACTTTCGGCTCCCCCTGGCAGTGCTCTCGCTTTCTCGGGAGCTGGGGATTGATGCGGAACTTGGAGGCGTCAGACAACCATTTCATAGAGTCCTCGTAGGCCCATCTCTTAGCCTCGGATATGTTTGTCGGGCTGATGAGCTGGAGGGCGTACCACACGGCTATATGACTCATGTGGGCAACCACGTTGATGTTTCTCGGGTCCTCGCGCACGATATTCACCCCTTCGGAAAGAGTGGCCGCGTTCGGGTCGAGGAACGGCTTGAAAACCTTGCCGTCCGCCACAACATAGTCATGGCTGTCCTCCCCGGCAGTGTACTCGTAATCCAGGGAATACTCGCCCAGCATAGCCCAGGAGTCGTTATTGTCAGGGGAAAGCGTGGGGTCTGCGTCGCCTTCTACAAGCATGTAAAAGGCACCGTTATAGGAAACCACAGCAAACTGAGAGGCTTCCATGTTCGGAACCCACTCCTCGGTCTCCACCTCCTGCCAGGCCTTGCACCCCGGGATATGAATCTCCCCCATCGAATATCCATGCGGAATCTGGCAAACCCAGAACTCCGTGCCGAACTTCACAACCTCCCCCTTGGCGTATGTTCCAAGCTGGGAGTATTTGCGCACGTTCTCGAGCGCCATGGGGCAGACACTTTCGTCGGCCTGTTTCCAGTACACGCTGGCAGTGGGTTTCTTATACCCGTTTATCGAGGTCATAGTCTTCCATATAACCTCGTCCTTGCGGAAATACACCTGTGCCGGGTATGTCACGGCAGAGCTGTACTCGGCTATGGACTTGCCGACGAGCAGAAGCTTCTCTATCTCATAGTACTGGTCAAGGTACTCGAGCATGTTCATCTCAGCCCTCTGCTCAGCCTGGACAAGCCTGTCGTGGTCGTCCCTTATTATCTGCTTCAGATGCTCCTCGGTTATCAAGGAGATGTAGTCGCTGTCGGTCAAAAATCGTCTGTATGCCATTGTCGGAGTGTTTCTTTATAATAGTCCGGCGGCAACAAAAGCGGCAGCGGGCTTCACAGCCGGCCGCCGGTCAAGAATTAATAACGAAATTGTATAGAGTAGCAGTTAACGTATCAGTAGTTGAAATCGCCGTACACGTCGGTTCCCATGTCGACAGTCACAACAGCGTCCACCACGCCGGCCTTGAAGGCATTGTACTCCTTGCCGAGATAATACACCGTTGCGTAGTCCAGGCAGTCCGAGGCGTGGCCGTAACGCTCTACCCTCTCCCCGTTTTCATTGAGCACCTTCTTTTTCTCCTTTGTGCCGTCGGGGTTTTTCTTCTGGTACACAAAATCCTCGATAAGCCTGTGGCACCTGGCGTCTATCTGGATTCTCCAGCCGTCATAGCCCTTCAGCATCTCGTTCATAAAGTCAAGGCGTGTCACCATTGCAGGCTGCTTGCTGAGGAGCTGTAGTTTCGGCTTCAGCACGGCATTGGTCATGTTCTTCATCGCTATCGTGAAATTGTTCACGCCCTCCTCCGTCTGTGTGGACCTTGCCAGGCCGGCAGGGTCGCCAGTCACATTCACACCGCCTATATGCCCGTCCGAAACGAGCTTGGCCGCTATCCAGCGGGTAAACGCAGGAGTGTTGTTCAGCTTGTCTTTCGGATAGCCTATCAGCTCCGGGAAGACGTAAACCATCTTGTTCTCGAAATCAAACTGGATGGGGAGGCAGGTCATGTACGGGTTGACGTTAAAGTCAAAGCTGAGGACAAGCGGCCTGAGCGGGCTGTACGCTATCTCCTTCAGGTTCTGGACAACATGAATGTCTCCGTCAAAATTCCAGTACGCCGCCATCTTGTTGCTGGTGGTGAACAGCCAGTTTCCGTAAAGCAGTCGGTCCCTGGTGGCCTTGTCCCTGATTTTGGAGAGGCGTTCGTAGTAGATTGCCCTGAACTGCTCGTTCGGGTTGTCGAAAAGGCTGAAGGGAATATAGCGGTATCCTGGAGGCAGGACAACCGGGTTTCCGTCGTCGTCCATGACAAAAGTGCTTCTCACCCAGGTCAGGCACGGGTTGGTTGACATGAATATCTTGCCGACCACAAAAGTCTCGGCTATCTTGTAGCGGATACGGGAAGCCAGCACCTCTATCGCCTTCTCGGACACCTCGGACACCTCGTCCACAAAAGCGCCTGTGATTTCAAGAGATCCAAGGTTGTTGAAATCGGGGTCTGAAGGGCTGGGCGTCAAGTCCATAGCCATTATCACGGAGCCGTTCCAGAATGTTATGGTGAATGTCTGGTTGTTTATATGGTAGTTTACATCCTCTACAAGCCCCCATGAGCGCATGACGTCCTTCAGGGTGTTCCAGGTGGTCTCAAGCAGGGTTTTCCTGACCTTACGGGCAACGACCATGCGTATTCCTTCAAACCTCATGCAGCTGCTCACAAGCCAGCAACAGCCGAGGTATGATTTTCCACCGCCGGCGCTTCCGCCCCCGAGAATCTGCTCAGGTATGTCGGTGGAGCCGCATTTCTTGCATGTAGCCTTGTAAACCACATGCCCGTGAGAGTCAGTGCCGCTCGGCTTCATCTCCAGCTCGCCGCCGCAAAACTCGCAACGGTTGGGCTGAAGGGCGTTCCAAAGCTCGTACTGCCTTTCGCTCGGCTTGAAATCAATCTTTAATCCATGAGGTTTCTCCAATCTCGCCATAATTCCCAGTAAGTTTCCTAATAATAGTCACAGGCAAAAAGAGGCCCGCCGTCACCGCTGTGATGGCAGGCTTCGCAAACAATCCTTTACTTAAACTTAATCCTAAATCTACCCACTAACACTTAAACATTTTTTCGCTTTCACACGCTTCATGGAGGCGCACTTCAACGCCCCCTCGCGCCTTAGGTCCTCAGGCCTTATCACATTCTTCTTGCCTTCCTTGTCTTTCATTTTATGACCTCTATCGTCTGAAGCCCCGTTATCTTGGACTTCGGGTTATGGGAAATGACTCTTGTCGCCTCCAGGCTCGTCCACTTGATAAGCCCGAAAAGCAGGGAGTGCTTCTTCTTTATCTCCAGTACCGACAGGCTGTCCCGGAACTCATAGTCAAAGCAGGCCTGTCTCTCCTTGTTTATCTCCACGTCTATGGTGGCCCATTTATCCTCCAGCCTTGCATGCGTGCCTCCGAAAGTATCCACAAGCACCGGAACAGTGTCCACCGACCTGGCGGACAACCCCACATTAACCATGCTCGACACGTCTTTTGGACGCAATTTTGAGGCTTTCAGCAGGTCTCCGTACATGGACTGAAGATTGTCTCTCGAGAACGTCAGGCTCTTCACCTGGGCCTGGTACAGCTCCACAGAGTCGTTCAGGCGAAGCTTTTCCATGGATATGTCCTGCCTGAGGTCTGTTATGGTATTCTCGAAACTGCTCGCCCTCTCCTTCTGCTTCAGGTACTGGTCACGGTATCCCGCACAGACGGCTCCAAGCGCCAGCAGAAGCGCCATGAGCACCAGTATCACCGACATTTTAGTATCTTTCATAAGTTTTCAAAGTAGTTTGCAATTCCCTCTACATGAAGACGCTCGATGGCGTGTCTGCCCTCATCTGAAAGGAGGAACTGCACATCGGCCTTGCTGTCCTGGAACAGATTCTCCGTCAGCACAGCCGGACAGTTGGTCTTTGCAAGAACATAATAGTTGGCCTCGCTGTCCTTGTCGCCGTCGGAATAGTCGAAGCGGAAAGGACGCTGCTTCTTGCCGTACACGCCTGTTTTCTTGCCTTCCTCCATCATCTTGGCGTATTCCGCAAGATTCTTCTCAGCGGCAGAACAAAGACACTCGGCCAGCTTGTCGGCCTTGGTGTTTCCCCTGGTAGTCCATGCGGACCATCCTCCAGCGTCATGCCACTTCCCGTCACCGCCGGCAGCGTCGTTGTGGATAGGGACATACACAACATTGCCTGTGCCGTATTTCCTGCAAATGGAGTTCACAAAGTTAACCCTGTAGGCCAGCTCTGCGTTCTGCTCGCCCTTCCATCCGCCTGTGACGCGGGCTCTTTTCCACTCAGGCAGGGGAGCTGAAGGCAGATAGTCTATAAACACAGTGTATCCGAGCGCCTCCAGCTTCGCCTTTATCTCCGGGATAACGGACCTGCTGTACAGCTGCTCGCGGAACTTGCCGTCAGGTGAGCACTTTCCAGGAGTGCCTTCCTCGTGCGCCGTGCCAAGCACAACAACTTTTGCTTTATTGATAGCCATAGCAATTAGATTTTAGTGGACCTGAGCAAGCTCAAAGTCCTGAGTTCATTCACTGAAGCGGCGGATTCCAGGTATCTTACAGGGATAAGGGCTCTTCTTGCGCTTGCCCCCCTGCCTATTATAACCCTGGCGGTCACCACCGCGCTGCCCGAGTGCAGAAGGCCGTCAACCACGCCCCTCTTATTGGCGTACTTGACATAAGGAGTGCCTGACAGCCTCCTCGCCCCTACAACGGTAACGACATCTCCCTTCCTCACCATTTATCCAACGAGATCCTCGCCCTGCTTTTTAGCCTCGGGGACTATCACATTGAAAGTGATGCCGTCGCCTCCAGCATTCTCCAGCATGACTTTATGGGCGATATCCTCCTTGATTCCGTACATGTCGGTCAGCTTGGATATGGCGTTCACTGCAACAGCACGCATGGCCGCCGGAGAGAGCTTGGTGCCATAGCGGTCCTCATACGACGCCTCAGAGCACTCGTCGGCAATCTTCAGAAGGGTGGCCGTGAGTCTCGGCCTGAGAGTGGAAGCGTCCACTATCTCGGCGCTTTCGTAAGCGTCTATCCGCTCCCTTATATCCTCGCGCATCATCAGCTTTCTTGCCTCCAGGGAGTCGGCTACGTTCTCTTCCTCAGACTGGGAGTAACGTGCGCCGCTTCCCTTAAACACAAGAGTAAAGCATTTCTGGGCATTGCCCCTGAAGGGGGCCGGGCCGCTTGCAAAGACAAGGCAGAACTTGTCCTCGAGGTCTGTAAGCTTTATATCTTTCATATCTATCCTGTGTTTTACTATAATAGTCAAAGAAGGCGGTGACCAATCGGTCATCCGCCCTCTACAGCCTGGTCTATGATAAGTTTCCTGAACAGCTTCGTGAGCCCTTGCAGGCACTGTTCGACTTTCTGGACATTCCTCAGTTCCGCCATGTTGAACTTGATTGAAAGCGCATAACCGCCTATTCCCATAAGAGCCTTGCCAGTTCTCTCGTCAGACACCTGGAAGATTGTGTAGTCGCTTTTCTCACGGAACTGCACTATGTTCTCCCCTGTGTCCACATTAACCCTGGGGGCCTCGAGGGGCAGTTCTTTCTCCCCTCCAGCGGCTACAGGCGTGTCCACAGGCAGCGGAGCCCCCTCCTTTACAGGCTGCATAGTGCCCGAAACGGGGTCAAACTCGAATTTTGTCTTCATATCGTCAGATTTTAAAGTGGTCTCTAAGCTTTGTCTTTTTCTCCATCGCCATCATGCCACCGGCACCGTCGGCAGAAGCATTGCGCATCCTGGCCGTCAGCACTCTGACAATCTCCCCTGTGGCTGTCACGTCTGCGTCAGCGTCATGGGCGTCGTCAAGGTCAATGCCCAGCCTTAGGGCAGACGCCTCGAGTTTCCAGTTCTCTACCGTGGGGTCGCCATTGAAAGCGAGCTGGGAAAGGAGTATCGTGTCAAGCATCACTATGTGGGCGTTGCCCCAGAAATCCTTCTTTGTCCTGACGAGCTTCAGGAACTGCTCCCACTTGCCCGTATAGAGGAATATCTGCTCGAGAAAGCCCTCGTCAAACCATGGATTCTGCCCTATAAAGAACGGCATATTTGCCTTCGACACGTTGAAGGTGTTTCTGGACACAAAGTCTATTATCTCGTCGCACACCTCTTCCAGCGTGCCTCCAAGTTCCTCCTGCATCGCTATCGTAACGCCATGGACTTTCCTGGCGTTGTCCGAGTATTCCATAAAGTCCTCCTCCGGCTCCTCCATGTCATACTTGCTCTTCAGCACCTTCTTCTTCGGCTTGCCTATGGAAGAGCGCTTGCGGTAAGGCTTTATATACCTGTTGAGTTTTTCCATCACCTCGAACGTGTCAAGGCGCACCGCATGTATTGATATCTGCACCGCACCGCTTTTGGTGCAGTCAAGGCCGCCTGTCTCAAAATCAAACACAAAAGCGGTCACCACTGTTGATTTTTCCTGCCGTATTGCCATATTACTTGCTCACTATTTCGTCATAAATTCTTTCTATCTCGTCAAACAGGTGAACCTTCGACGTGCTGTTGTCCACCACATAGTCAAAATTCTCCTCAGAAGGTATGTCCCGCAGCTCGTCACGCCTTATCCTGGCTATGCCCCCGGCTCCCTTGACACCCTTCACGCGCTGAGAGAACCTCCTCTTTATCAAAACCGAGTAGATGTCGTATTCATCGCCGCAGTCCTTTCTCAAATTCTCCAAGCCACGCTCGTCTATGACATACACGGTGCATGGGCCGTACACCTGGGACTTAAGGGCATAGTAGTAGAACTGGCCGAAATGGACATACGCAAGAACCTCGGTCCTGTCAGGCAATATGTCTATGAAATGGTGCTCCCTGCCCTCAACCTCGGTAGCCCGGGGCGGCCTGGTGGTGTACGAACAGATGACGTTCGCGCCCTTGTGGTTCTGTAAATGGAGCGAGGCCAGCGTCTTGCCGGCTCCCGAAGCCCCGACTATACACATTATCTTTTTCTTTTCCATATTCTTTACATCGCTCTGGCAAGACTTTTCATATTCCTCGACTCTCCTTGCGAGAATCTCCTTCAGTATGTTCTTCAACTTGTAAGGAGTCACCCTTCCCCTGGGGTGGGTGTAGGACCTCGAACGCCTCAGGTTGCTTGCAAGCATCTCCACCTGCTTTTTCTCGGGGTCGTGACGCCTGTACCACTGCATAGGGTCGCCCCTCTCGTCGTCGAAAAGGTCCGGCAACGCTATATCCTCCACGTTTGTGTGGTAGCGCATGTACGCTCTCGCCCTTGCAACGGCGTTCTGCACCTTGTACCAGTGCGCCGCGTCCGCCTTAGCCCTCTTCTTGAAACGCCTGAGCTGCTCCTGAAGCTGCTCGTCCAAGTCTTGCTTAATGTCTATGAGCATATTCTATTACGTTATCAGATTATCTTATAATAGGAGCTTTTGCCTAACTGGAGAGTGTTCTTCTCGTCGTAGTCGCTCCACCTTATCCTTGCCACGCAAACGACCATTCTGCCAACAGCCTTCAGAAACTCGCGCCTGTGCTCGGACCACACGTCGTCCCATATCACCATGTTGTTGGTGTCTATGTTCTGCTGCAAGTCTATCTTGCCGTACATCTTGTCCTCGCCGGTCTTGCTGTCGGTGTAACTGCGCTCGGTGACGCCCGTGATAGTACAGCAGAACAAGCCCTTCTCGATAGATATGAACATGTCGGAAAGCTCGTCCAGCCCGGTATACCTGACACGCTTGACCGCTTCAGGTTTCTCTTCATTGTCGCATATTCTCCTGTAGTCCACCGAACCGAAGCTTGATATCTCTATCTGCATCCTCGACCAGAAATAATGCTTGTCAACCAAGTCTGACGGAAAGGATTTCTCAGATATCGGGAACCCGAGAATGTCCGAAGCCTTTTGAAGCAAGCCCCATCTCTCAGTCACCGAGCCGATGTTTTCCACCTTGTCGAAAGCACCGGCCAGTATCAAATGCCTCACATGCTGGGTGTTGACCGGGCATCTCTCCTCATCGGAGCCTCCCTCGGTGTCAGCCACCTTTCTGCCCCTTTTCAGCCTTGCCCTGAACACACGGCTGATAAAGTCCTCGAGACTGACGAACTCGCCCATAAACTCACGCTCCTTCACGATATAGTCAACGGCTTTCACTCCAAGATTCTTTATCCTTCCGAGGGACCAGTATATCTTGTTCTCCTTGTAATCGGGAACAAAATCAGCCCCGGACACATTCACGTCAGGCTGAACAACCTCGGTGTCGCCTATCGAGCGCATCTCCTGTATCAGGTCGGGTATCTTCTCCTTCTCCTGGTCACGCAGCACAACAGTGTAGAACGGCGTCGGATAATGCGTCTTGAGCCATGCGCCGACATAGGCTGTCAAACCATACGCCGTGGCGTGAGAACGGTTGAAAAGGTAAGAGCTGGACGCCTCGATAGTGTCCCATATCTTCTGTGCAGCCTCCTTCGGGCATCCGTTCTTCTCAGCACCTTCGAGAAACTTGGACTTGAACTTATGAACCTTCTCGGCCTTTTTCTTGGAAATGGCCTTCACAAGATTCACTCCGTCGCCGAGACTGAGCCCTCCGACCTTTCTTGCGACAAGCGCCACAGACTCCTGATACACGAAAAGGCCGTACTCATGCCGCAGAATCTCCTGAGTGCCCCAAAGATACTCCGGCTCCCGAACGCCGTTTTTGTAATCGGCGTAAGCATCTGCCGCACCCACCGAAAGAGTGGCCGGACGGAACAGCGCCTCCACTGCTATCAAGTCCTCAATGTCGGTAGGCTTCACACGCTTCAGCAGCTTGGTCATGCCTTTCGAGGACATCTGGAACACTCCCTGCGTATTGCCTCCCCTCAGCACCTCGAACACCTTGGGGTCGTTGAGATACTGGGATGCTATCTGAAGAATGGTGTAGCGCACCCCGTAAACACTCTCTATCATGTCAAGCATGCTGGAAAGCCTTGTCAGTTCCTGTATGCCGAGCACGTCGTTCTTCAAAATGCCTATCTCGTCGATGTCGTATCCGCTGATTTCCGAAACAAGCTGGTCGCCCATTTTCCTGATGGGGAGCAAGTCGAAACAGTCGACCTTCTCGCCCTTCACACGCTCGGGTATGATGATGAACGCCGACGGATGGATGCCTGCCGCCCTGGGCTGCTTCAAAATCGGAATCATCTCCTCGAACACCTCAGGGTTCTTCTCTATGAACTCCCTTATGCGCTTGTCCTTCACGGCAAGTTTCATCACGTCGGTCCAGCTCATTTCAGGGTCGATTATCTTCGTAATGTACTTCACCGTGGCAATGGGGAGCCTGTGTATTCTGCCGATGTCCGTTATGGCAGTCCTCAGCTTTATCGTCGTGAACGTGCCGGCAGCGAACACACGCTGGGCGCCGCCCTTGTTGTAGCGTTCCTCCAGATGCTGCTTCACCTCCTGCCTCCTGTCGGCCGCAAAGTCGAGGTCGACATCGGGAAGGGAGCCTCTGGCCACCTTGACATAGCCATGGTCAACACAGCAGTCGCACACCCTGGCGGAACTGCCGCCTGCACGCCTAACCTTCCTGACTTTCATCTTTCACAACCTCTATTCTTGTATCGTACTCATGCTGACGGAAATAAAACCTCTTAGTGCCTGACGTGACAAGCCTCAGCGCCGGGATGCACCTTCCGCTTTCAATGCGGTAACCGGTCACCACCGCCTTCAGCGTCTTTGTCCTTGCCTTTATAACAACTCTCGTGCCTACGGGAAACTCCGCGTTATCCCTTATGTACTCTTCGTCATACTCGGCTATCTGCCTTTCAATCCTGCGCTTCTCCACCTTCAGCGGGTCGGTCAGCTCCCTGTACTGCTTCCAATTCATAATCAATGTTGTTTTTGTCGAGCAATGCGGTGAACTCGGCCGCCGCTTCATCAGTAAAGGCGATAGAGGCACGGGCTATGCCGCTGTGCATTACGCCATAATTCAACTCATAACCGTTCTCAGCCGACTCCAGCTCTACATAAAGCTTCATAAGCATGGAACGGGAAAGCAAAAACCTTGCTACTTTCATCGTTTAATATTGTTTATTATTCACTTGCGCCATGAAGCGCGTCATCAGCCCCCGTCTCCTCGAGGGTAAAGAGTTCGTCACGCCGGTCCCACACTATGTCGTCCCCGTCACGCAGCTCGTCAGCGAAAACCCTGACAGTCTCATCGCCTCTCTTCACCAAAAACTCCGAATCCTTGTCGAACCTGTACGTCTTCCCGTTGTCAAGCTCTATCTCCACCCACTCCTCGGAATCCACGCCCTCGCACATCATCGTGACATCGGCTGGCTCCAGGCCGGCACGCTCGGGAAGAAGGAAACGCTCGAAGATAAGGTCGTACTTTAAAGGGTCGATATAGGTAATGCCAAGCAAATACAGCACCAGGCTTCCTCCTGCCGAGCCACGGCCCACACCCGTGAGGATACCCCTCTGCTGAGCCCAGTTAATCTCCTCTCTCTGGATAAGGAAATAGTCCACGTTGTCCGTGCTTTCTATGACATATTTTTCGTATTCGACACGCTCCCTGTACTTTTCCTCCTCACCCTGGGGGACAAGGACCCTGAAACCGTCTTCTATCAACTCGCTGAACATTTTGTGGGTGTTGCCGTACTTTTCGCGCTCCTCATCGGTCATATCGTATCTTGGAGCGTAGTTCTCCGAAAGGTCATAAGCAGCCTCCGCGTTCTCGGCTATGTCGCCCGTCGAGGCAAGCATATCATAGAATACATCGTCAGAATACCTGTCGCTGAACACCGCCCTCCAGTCCGCATAAAGCTCGTCAGGCGTCTTCATCCACTGCTGGTCGGACTGGGCATGCGCAACGCCTGTATCCACCTTGTTCAGCACGGTCTTGGTGCCGCTGTCCTCCCTGTCGGGGTAATACGCGTCTTGAATCAGAACCGGGCGGACACCGTGGGCATACTCCACACCGTCAATGTAATAGGCATCAAAAAACGCCTTTGTACTGAGAAGGACGGCAGAGTCAATGCGGTCAGCCTTATACTCCGAGCAGTCCACCTGAAAGTACACCCAGCCGGAAAAGGCGTTGCAGAAATCATCCACCAGCTGCACATTGTCACGCATCCACTCGCCCATCCCCTTGCCAAACACGAATACATTGCCTTCCGCAAGGGAGAACAGCGTCAGGACGTCAATCTCCTTGACATCGTCCGAAGTCTCCCTGAACCCCTTGTCCGTCGCCATAGCGGCCTTCTGGGCGGCTTTGTCGAGGCTGTCCACGGCCACGGCTTTCTGTATCCTCAGCATGTTGCGAAACCCCCTTTGGGTATTGCAGTAGACTATGCCGTCGACCTTGCTGTCGCCCATATCGACCGTGAGAGAATAACCGAAGCAGTATTTCAGTCCGGCAGCCGAGGCAGAGGTCTGAAGGGCAAGCGTGGCAGCCATTGTGTTGCGGTCGGCGATTCCCAGCCCCTTGTACCCGAGGAAGGAGGCTTTCCTGCACCACTCGTCGAGCAGGCCGCATCCGTTGAGAAGCTCAAAACCTGTGTGTATGCCCAGCGGATAGTAATCATCTATGCCATGCTCGAACACAGGCTTCTCGCCGATGTATTTCAACTCCCTGAACTGCTGCTCCTCCTGGTTGTCGTCTATGCCGACATAATACCACCTCGAGCCGAAGGGAAAGGCGATATACATGATGTCGTCATTGCGCAGAAAGGTGTAGTTCTCCTGAGCGTTGAACACCACTGTGGTGTCTCCCCCGAGCTCCTTTCTCTCCCTGAAAATGTGCTCGTAGTCATCCTGAACGAGAAAGCGGCCGAACCCGGGTATCACAAGAATGTCCTTGCGCAGGGTGTATTTTATGTAATGGCCGTCCAGCCACTCCTTCAATGATTCTTTCCCGTCCATATCAATAACTCAAGTTAAACTCCGCAATCGTCTTCAGGTTGTTGGCAAACACATCGTAGATATCCTCCACCGACATCTCATCCCAGTCCTTGCCGATTCCGTCAGGTATGTCCGCAATAAGAACGTCAAAGTATTTCTCCAGCTGTGCAGCCACTTTCGATATCGTTTCCCTGGCATCGCTGTCGTAGCCTATTACAACCTGCTCCACGCCTTTTGCCTGAAGCTTGTACATCTGCACGTCAGAGCATTTCTTACCGAATGTCGCCACGGGCTTGACCATAGGGTTGTCGTACAACTCGAGCTTGCGGTTGAGCGCAATCACGTCAAAAGCGCCCTCGCAAAGAATGACCGTGGACGTCTCGTAGGGAACGATGGCGTCATAATTGTAGAGAAGCTTTGAAAACTCGTTCTCGGTCGAGTTCTTGTATCTCAGTATCTTGTATCTGTGCGTTTCGTTGAACTCCTCAATCTCATCCTTGCTCATGGTGTTTCTTCCGACAAAGCCCACCAGCCTTCCCCCGTCCCTTATCTCCAGGAGAACGTAGTCAGCATAGGCACGCTCTATGTTGCGGTTTGTCCCACAGGGGAAATAATCGTAGTCGTCAGCGGTAAACCCCCTCGATTTAAGGTATCTGTTCCTGAAGGTGCGCTTGTAGCCTTTCGGCATCTTTATCTCCTTCAGCTCATCGTCCAGCTCGTCGTCGTCAAAAAGCTCAACAGGGTTCTCCAGCACCCCCTCGAGATCCGCCGTCCGCTTGGGGATAAGGTCGGGCCTGCCTATGGCCGTCAAAGTGCTTTCAAGTGTCCTGAAGGAGGCGTTGCATTTAAAACAGTTCGACATTCCGAAAGTCTTTCCCGGGGTGTCGGGGCCGACATACACGGCATACTTGTAGCCTCCCTTGCCGCAGAAGGGGCAGACTGGCGCGAGCACGTTCTTGCGCCCGCCGTCCATCTTGCCTCCAAATTCGTTCATCAATTCCTCAGTAATCTCATGCCTGAGGTCTGGCGATAGTTCCATTGAATGTATTGCTCATAAAAACACTGCTTGTCATCAGTTTGTCGCTGCCCTACCCCTGTGCGTCAGGCAGGTTGAGAGTCCTTTCACGCGAATAGAAACGCTCATGCTCATAGTCTGTGCATATACGAAACGGCTGGGCTTTCTTAAAGAAGCGGGACTTTGCCACAAATATCCTCATAGTGTCCTCCTTGTCCTCGCGCCTGCTCTGGTTGAGCGATATAAGGTGAGTGCAAGGCCTCTGCAAACCCTTCGCCTCTGAAAGGTTGTAGCCGTTCAGAACGTTCTTCTCGTCGTTAACCCACTCAGGGTCCTCGATAGTGGCCTGGTAGGTGGCGCACACCCATGCGTCTATTTCTCCGGCCAGGTCCTTCAAATCCTCCGCCACGGCTATCCTCTTAAAGCGAAGAGAGCGGTTGTCCCAGCTCTTGCCTGAAGAGTCGTTGAGCAGGTCGAGGCTGTCTATTATGACAACGTCCGGATAGAAGCCCAGCTCCTTGCGGTACTCCTCACAGCCGTTCATTATGTCAATAGTCGATATCTCCTTTCCGAACTTTGGGAAGGCCTTGACGCGCAGGGTGCCCTTGTATGTCTCCAGCTGCTGCCTGAACAGCTCCACGGAATGGGCGTTAACCCTGCCGTTCTCATACTCAAACGTGGACACGCCCACCATGCAGGCAGAGTAAGCGTCGAGCGTTTCCGAAGCGGCTCCCTCAAGCTGGAAATGAAGGACGTTCAAGCCGTCTATATAAGCGGCGTTGTAGCCCACCCATCTTGCATAGTGAGACTTTCCCACGCCGGACATGGCCAGTATGACCGAGAGCTGGGTGCGCAGGTTTCTCCCTTTGTTCAGCTCGTCAAGCTCGTCTATATAAAACCTTGTCACAGCCTTCTTCCTGTTATCCGCCGAATGACGTTCCTTGTTGTCCCTGAGACGATTCTCGAATGTGGCGGCCACATCGACGAACTGGTCGGGGGCAAGGCTGAAGGCCGACAACTTGCTTGCCTCCCTCTCGAACGACGCAAGAGCGACAAGCCCCTCGCCGTCGTCGAATTTCTTCCCTATCTCCTTGTAAATACGCTTGAACTGAACGAGCTTCAGGTACTGCTCGAACTGGTCCCTCAGGCTTTCAGGCGCAACGTTGGTCGCAAGACTTTTTATCTCGTCAAGCAGTTCCGACGCAGCCCTGGAGGTGGAGCACACCTGTTCCATCATTCCGTATTTAGGAGCCATCTTGTAGTCCTTGTAGTAGTTCTTCAGCGCAGAATTGAGGAGCTGGTATTCCCTGTTCGGAAGAAACTCGTCCCTCATGTGCTGACAGACAACCGAGCACATGTAGTCATTGGTTATGGCAGAGTTGTAAAGCTCCGCCAAAAAGCCCTCGGTCAAGACATTGTCGTTTTTCTTTGCCATTGTGTAGTTGCTTTATTAATCACTGTCCTAATCACGCGCATCCTCTCTCCTGAGCCTTACCAGCTCCGGGAGCCTGCGCTCCGTATCCTCCTCACACCTTTTCCTGTAAGAGCACTCTCCGCATGCCTCAGACTTCGGAGACCACCCGGTAGTGCTTGACTGGCAGAGCAGATAGCCGCCATCGGTATTGATGAAACGCCTCTTGGTCATCTCCTCGGCCTCCATGTAGATGTACTTTCTCATCTTGTTCGGCTTCGGGTCGGCTATCATCGCCGTGAGCCGGGCTCTCGAAAGCTCGCCCTCGTCGAGCCACTGGTCGATGTAGTAGTTCATGCCGCTTTTGCCGTCCTCGCTCATAAACTGGGCGCGGTATTTCTCCACGGCAAAGTCGGTGAACATCATCCTCGGGCTCCATGCGTAGCCTCCCTCGAGCGTCTTGCGGTTGCGGTATATCTGGTACACCGCATAGTCAACAACCCTGTCATCCGCCACGCCGTCGTAGTTCCACAGCTTGCCCAGCACCTTCAAGTTCTCCTGCAAGATTACGAGGTTCGGGCCTCCCGGGTATCTCCACTTCGGATTGATGCAACGCCTGATGACCGTTTCAATCATCCTGCTCACCCGTACGGTTTTGTCTTGTAACTCCATATTTTTTCAGTATAAACCTTAACTGGGCTCTTGTCCAGTAAATCCTGCTCTTAATCTTGTCCTCGGACTTGCACTCTATATGCCCGGCCTTGTACTCCATCAGAGCGATTTCCCTTATCCCATATCCCTGAGCGTAAAGCAAGAAAGGAGACAAACGCCTCGGAGGAATCGCCATCAGCGCTTTATAGACAGGCTCGCTGACATTCTCGACGATGCCCCCGAAAGCGGCGTCCACTATATTGCTTGTGCCGTGCTGGTGCAGGTCGTATACGGAGACCATCTCAACGTCAGTATAGTGCGAGGCCTCTGCGACCTGGCGCTTGTTCTGGTTGAAACACGCCCTCTTCACCACGATATGCACCCACGTCTCAATGGACTTGTTCGGGTCGTAAGAGCCGATATAGTTCCACAGCTGGCTGAGGCAAAGGTTGTAGTTCGACTGCACGTCCTGATACTTGTTCGTGTACCGCATCGCCAGGGTGTATACATCCCTCATGCGAGGCTTAACGTACATGTCGAACAACCTTGTCTTCTCGCTCGGGCTCAGCGTTTCGCAGAGCGGCTTTTTCTTGGCGGCCCCGCCATCTCTCTTTTGCGCCATTCACTCTCAATCCTTTGCAGGCACAGCCCCGTCGACTCGCTTGGCAGTCCCGCCATCTCGCAGTACACACGCCATGCCTTGTTAGTCCTCGCAAGCATTTTCCTTAGATTCTCCAGAGACGGAGGCATCGGGTCTGAGATGTCCTCCACAAAAACGCACTTCACACTCCCGGCATGGCCGTCCGCAAAGGAGAAAAAGTCATTGACGAGAAGGTTGCAATGCTGCGTAACGTCGTTTCCCCTCAGCCTTCTCCTGTTTCGTCTGCCGTTGCTCATAACTTATATCTGTGAATAAAGTACATGTATATGTGGATAGCGTCAGCCAGGTCGTCCTTTCCTCCGCACTCAATATGGTAGCGCTTCTCGGCAGCCTCTATCATGGCTTTCTTGTCGGCGTTGCCGCTTCCTGTGCCATGCTTCTTGATGTCTGAAGGCTTGAAGGTCACCACCGGGATGTCCATTGTCTCGCAAACCTCAAAGAAAATGCCGCGAAACTCGCAAAGCTTGCGGAAATCAATGAAATGCCCGAATATGACATCCTCTATCGCAACCACCTTAATCGCGTGCTCCGTAAGAAACTTGA